CACAATAATCTGCTCCGAACCACGAGAAGCCCAGGTGCCACGGATTTTGTAGCTATAATCGGGATTCCAATTCATTATGCTGTAGAGAGCGTTGCCAAAATGCTGACAGTTTAATGTCTTGGAATACACTGGCTTTTCCGGGTCGGGACGCCACCGAATACTGTGGGCATCAGCCTTCCTGCACGGACGGATTGCAATACGTCTTTCTGCCGGATGCAGAAGCAATTGGATGTATGCGATGCGGTCGAACTTCTGAACGCAAAACTTGTTGAAAGAGATTCTCTCGTTAGAAATGTTAATAACCGGTCCCTCATAGCGTAATTGGAGGAACTGGCTGCGTACAACTTGATATCCATCAAGGTCAAATGCACTAAAGGCAGTTTTGCTTACGGGCTTTGAACGACTCGGCTGACGGACACTGTTAGAAATGTCATAGTAGGTGCCGGGGTCATCGTTAACCCAATGGTGGTTAATGGGAATAAACCCTCTAAAAATACCCTCGTCAATAACATGGAGAAGCGGAAGACCACCACGCATATGATGCTTGCGGTTTTCCAGAAGCACTTGTACTGCCTCAAACTTCTCCACAGAAACGATAGGTTCGTGGTGATTTGAGTAGAGATACTGGTCGCGGTCTTGGTTATTCTTTTTGTGCTTATGCTCATATAGATCTGCAGTGAAGGTTTTCCAGGTGAGAACGCTTCCGCAGTACCTCTCATTGGTGAGGATATAGCCAACAGAGCCACTATTCCATTCGCTACCCCCGGACTTCGTTTCACAGCCAATGTCCGTAAGCAAGGATGCAATCTGCTCCTGTGACCATCCTGCGAGATACGCATCATAGATAAAGCGGACAATCTTTGCCTCGCTCTCGTTCACTTCGAGGGGGGCATATTTTATGTAACGCCCGGTTACATCCTTTGGACGGTCATAGCCCAAAGGTGCCGGAGTCAGTAGTTTGCCGTCCTTGAAGCGTTGCTGCAACGACCAGTTCATAGCCTCACTCTTTTTAACGGATTCTTCCTGGGCAAATGTAGCGAGGAAGGAAAGCATAAACTCGGTATTTTCCGAAAGAGTATAAAGGTTATCTGTTTCAAAAAAGACACCCACGGGCGGATTTAATCCCTTCAGCATACGGATAAGCGAAATGCAATCCACCAGGTTTCTTGCAAAACGAGATACACTTTTAGTGATGATAAGGTCATATGTTCCGCGTTGGCACTCGGCAATCATTGTGTTGAACTGATCTCTGTTTTTAAGAGAGGTGCCGGAAATACCTTCATCAGCATAAATGTGTTTCAGTTCCCAATTGGGATGGTCTTCGACCAATTGACGGTAGTGTGCCTGTTGCAACTCAAACGAGGACAACTGCTCGTCATTATCGGTGGAAACGCGGCAGTATGCACATACACGGTATATATGACCTTCACCGTACAAATCCGCCTTTGGTTTTGCCGGAATGAAAGTTTTTGTGCTTTCGTCCACCCTCTGATAAACCCGTCGAAGTTGTTCCTTCGCTTGAATGTCTGCCATAAATTTACCCTCTTACTTTTCTGCGGAACTTTTCGGGAATTGCCAATACCAAGCCCCATCTTTTTTGAAGGACTTGATTCCCATTGCCTTTTTAGTGTTCAATATGGTTCGCTCACTGATGTTTTCTTTATTAAACATAGCGTGGATTTCAGAAACGGCCATAGGACCATCTGCAAGCATAACGCTCAAAATATCAGCCGCCCGTGCCTGCTTTGTCATTTTCTCTTGCACACAGTATGAAGCATCACTGCCTGCGTATTTTTCCGGGTCGATGTCCAACCATTCCAGTTTTCGTGAAGCATCGATAGAAAAGAACAGGTCTCTCCCTTTTGGGGAAAGGCTGCTTTTTACGTGATGAACCACGGAGATAGCATCGTCCTGGATATGTTCAACCTGTATTACACTTCTTGCGGCAGCCACAAGGTCTATGCTACCCAGGCTACGATACAGTTCTTTTGAACTTTGTTTCTTATTAAGGTGACCGATTAAAACAACGGCACAATCGTACATCGTTGCCCACAGCGAAAGCTGGCGCAGAACCTTTCTCATCCCGGAGGCACTTGCGATGTCCGCTTCTCCAAGATAAGCCTGTATCGGATCTATTACTAACAGCTTTGCATTAAAATCGGCAATGGCTCTGCGAACAGAGTCGTCATTGAGCGTTACCCAATTAATCTCTTCATCCAAAAATGCTACATTGGCACAATCAGCACCAGCGGCATTCAGACGGGGCTTTATGGTGTCACTCAAACCATCTTCCGAGCATTGATAAATCACGTGCATCGGCTTTTTCAGCTTTCTGCCGTCCGGGGCAACGCTACCGTTTGATACGGCAGCAATGATATTCATCATCAAAGTAGACTTACCGCATCCGGGATCGCCCTGTATTAAGGTGATTTTCCCAAAAGGGATATAAGGATACCACAGCCAATCAACTGCGGTTTCTGTTACACTGCTATATAATTTCAACTGACCATCACATAAATCAAGCATCATAGTGTCCTTCCTGTTAACCAGACTACAAGTCACAATGAAAGTGATAATAACATTATAAATTGCATCGTTACACATTACCATAAACCGTGAATTACACTTTTGGCGGCTTGTAAAGCGAGAGTTTACATTTCTCCAAGGATGCAAAGTGCCGGGTAGGTGTTTGCATTGTTATCTTGCATCCTTGAAATATACAGCGTTGATATATTTTCAACGTAGAGTTAATATACGTGCACCTTGATGGCCTCTTAATAAAGGAGGAAACAATTATGGATTGTCAAAGTATCGGGGCGAGAGTTCGTCACCATAGAAAGCAGAACGGCTTATCGCAGGAGGAACTTGCGGAACGCACCGAAACAAGCAGAGTCTACATCAGCAATATTGAGAGAGGAGAAGCAGCCCCAAGCCTTGAGGTATTACTCAGCATAGCTAACGCATTAAGCATATCATCGGATGATTTGCTTGCAGGTAACCTTTTGTCAGCAAACACGAATAGCACGGAGGAAGAAATGGACATTCTTTTTGATTGTTCACAGGAGGAGAGCCGAATACTTTTAGAGAGTATGAAAGCAATAAAAATGGTTCTCCGAGGCTACAACATAACAAAGTAAAAAAGATACGGCCACCAAGGCGCATCTGCACTCCTTATGGGGGTGCTCTTTGCGTTACACCCTGGTGGCACATAAAAGAAAACGCCTTGCAACCTTCAAAATTGGTGGTTGTAAGGCGTTTTGTTTATGCCTAAACTTCTATTGCCATTTCGTTCTTGAAGAGGAAGGTTATTCTGTTGTCCTTGTGAACTGTGGCCGTTTCCAGTAAGGTTAGCCACAAGCCTTCATCCCAGGCTTCCAGGACGAGGGGCTGTTTTTCTATGGAGCCAATAAAGATGCGGAGTTCTCGGTCTCGCTGCATTCGGCTTTCACGCTCTGCGGTTACCTCCTTCAGCCGATCCGTGGCTTTTTCGTACCTCTTCACCAAGCGGTTATATTTCTTTGCGTATTCTTCCTGGGATTGCTCTTTGGATGCGTTTTCTTTGATGCACTGATTGACCAGTTCGGCAACCACCTGGATTTCATCGTTTAAGGCATCAATTTCGGCATCCAAAGCGGTGCAATCGGAAACTATCTCACGCATTGCCTCGCAGGCTTTGATGTCTTGATCACGGGAGCCCATAAGCTGATTGAATGCCTTGAGGAACATCTGCTGAATGGTTTCTGCAGCAAGGGTCGGTGTTTCGCATTTAGCTTCACCGCTGAACTTGCCATTGCATCTCCAAACCACTCTGCGGTAGGCATCCGTGGAGTGCCACACCTTCTGCCCGTAGAAGCCACCGCAATCACCGCAGATGAGTTTGCTGGCAAAGATACTTGAACCGCTGTAGGCTCGTCCAAGGGTCTGTCGACGGGCAATTTCTGCCTGCACCATATCGAAGTCAATGGCGGTTATAATTGCCGGATGGCTTCCCTCAACATAGTACTGTGGGATTTCACCCTCATTCACTTTTTGCTTCTTGGTGAGGAAGTCTACCGTGAACTTTTTCTGAAGCAACGCATCACCCTTGTATTTTTCGTTCTGCAGGATGCTCATCACCGTGGTTGGACGCCACTTTGCTTTGCCGCCTGGTGTCGGTATCCCAAGTTCCATAAGGTGCTTGCAGATGCCTGTTGAGGTTTTGCCCTGTAGGAAGAGTCGGTAAATCAAGCGGACAATTTCGGCTTCCTTTTCGTTGATGACCGGGACACCGTTCTCACCCTTGTCATAGCCGAGAAACTGCTTATAAGGCATACTGACCTTGCCGTCAGCAAAACGCTTACGCTGACCCCAGGTGACGTTCTCGGAGATGCTTCGGCTCTCTTCCTGGGCAAGGCTGGACATTATGGTTATCAGCAATTCGCCCTTGCTGTCGAAGGTGTAAATGTTCTCCTTTTCAAAGAAGACCTCAACGTGATGTTCTTTGAGGGTGCGGACGGTTACGAGGCTGTCAACGGTATTTCTCGCAAATCGGCTGACGCTCTTGGTTACGATCAAGTCGATTTTGCCCGCCAAGGCATCGGCCACCATTTCATTGAAGCCCTCACGGCGTTTGGTGTTCGTGCCGGAAATGCCCTCATCGGTATAAACCTTTACGAACTCCCAATCGTCTCGTTTTTTGATGTAGTTGGTATAGTAGTCAATTTGGGCTTCGTAGCTTGTGAACTGCTCATCGCTGTCGGTGGAAACACGAGCGTAGGCTGCGACCCTTCGCTTTGCAATGGATGCGGTCGGCAACGCTGTGAATTTATCCTTTGTGGCAGGAATTACTGTAATTGCTCTTGCCATTGTGTTTGTCTCCTTTCATAGGCTTTTTGCCGTGCTGTCTCGCGCCTTTCGGGTGTCCAGGATAATGCCCTGGAGCGGTCTGCCCAGGTCCTTGTTATCACTGAGCCGTCCGTAAGGTGGAAGTGCAGCGTGTTGTCATCATCGGCTATGATTTTCTTAATGTTTGCAGGGTCGTTTGTGATTTCACCGACCAAGACATCAAGGGTTGTTTCCGGGACTTGCTTGGAAGCACAGTACCTTTTGCCTTTTGTGTTGAAAGTGGCGCAAACCCAAACCACCTGGGTTTTCGTGGTTTTTCTGCGGTAGTTCTTACCGCATTTTGCACACTGTATCAATCCCGTGTAAGTGAATTTCGGTTTTGCAGGCGGGGTGATTTTTCGGCTGTTGGCTCTGCGTTCAATCTCCGCTTGCACCGCATCAAACATAACCGGGTCGATAATGGCATCGTGGGCATCCTCGGCAAGGTAGCGAGGTTTCTGCCCGGTGTTCTTGATGGTTTTCTTGGTGATGTGGTTCTCGCGGAATGTCTTCTGAAGCAGTAGGTTTCCCGTGTAGGTGTAATTGCGGAGAATTTTGGCTATCGTTTGTGGCTGCCAAATCCCACCGTTTCTTGTGGGGATGCCGTCCTCGGTAAGCTGAATGGCTATGAGGTTCGGTCCCGCTCCGGCAAGGTACTCTCTGTAAATACGCCGTACCACTTCGGCTTCATCCTCGATGATGTAATACTGTCCATCCTTAATTCGGTAGCCGAGCATCCTACCGCACCAAGGCATACCGTTTTCAAAGTTCTTCTTGATACGCCATTTTTGGTTCTCGCTTGCGGATCTGCTTTCTTCCTGGGCATAAGATGCCAGGATTGTCAGCATCAGTTCACCATCGGAACTAATGGTGTGGATGTTCTGCTCTTCAAAATAAACGTCCACCTCCAAAGCTTTGAGCATACGAACGGTCTCAAGGAGCGTTAGCGTATTTCTCGCAAAGCGGGAGATGGACTTACAAATTATCATATCGATTTTTCCGTTACGGCAATCGTCAAGCATACGCTGAAAGTCTGCACGACCTTCCTTTGTGCCGGTTATGGCTTCATCGGAATACACACCGACAAACTCCCAACCGTCCTCTTTTTGAATGAGGTTATTGTAGTAGCTGACCTGGGCGGATAACGAGTGAAGCATTGCATCCTTGCCGGATGATACACGGCAGTATGCAGCAACTCTCTTTTTCCGCATAAGCCTTGGCGGATAAGCGACTCTTGTTACTGTTTTTGGCATTATAACACCTCCTTCACAGGTGCTATATTACCTCTATTATCAGTATATATCCAGTCATTCTCCCGAAATAAACTGTCAGAATTGATACCAAAAATGTCGCACATTTTTGTCTCTATTACACTGTATTCTTCGGCAGTTATCAGCCCTTTGGAGAGCATAATTTTAGCTTGTGCCATCGATGCCTTATAGCCCATAAGAGCCTGGAAGTAGTTACTTTCCATCACGCTCACTCCTTTCCCGGTAGCAAGCCTGGGAGCAGAATTTGCGGTTAGCCCCAATGTAATCCATAAAGACCTTACCGCACGTAGGACAAGTGTGCGGAGACATTTTCTTGCTTTCTCGTTCATTGCGGTGCTTATTCCAGTATTCCTGCCGACAACGATCGCAGCAGAATAGGCGCGGTTTTGTTTTCGTTGCACCTTTTATGGGGGCACCACAGTTTTTGCAGACAGAGCCGACAGGCTTCTTATCTGCGGTGATGTTGTTTCTATGGCAGAATGATTTGACCGTACCAACAGAAAGTCCGACAGCATCAGCAATATCGGCATACGGCACATTGTGTTTTCGCATCGATATAATCTTCTCTTTTTGAGTGGCGTTCATAGTGATTCCTCCGTTCCGAGGGGCTACCTCACTCACCACTGGTCACGAGGGTGTCGTTTGGGAAAAAATGATGCTAATTTTCTGCAAAAAAAATAAAGCCCACCGAACCGATGAAGGCTCGATGGGCTTGGTGTTAGTTGGGGATCTTCAGTTTCCAACCGCTGTAAATCACATTGGAAGTGAGATTGTTCAGTTCTTTGATTTCAGGATAGCGGTTGCCGTTGCCGAGATACTTCTTGGCAATATCCCAAAGGGTGTCACCCTTAACAACAGTGTGGATGCGGTAGGTTTCCTCTACCTTGGCTGCGGTCACAACCTTGAGGTTCTCCACAGCAACCCAGGTGTTGATACCGCTTACCACATCACCACCGGTCTTTTTGACCTTCTTGCCGAGCAGAACGCAGGTCTTACCGCCCTTGGTTACGGGTTTGCCCTTGTAGGTGGTCTGCGTTACGATGTGATGCCAGTTCTTAACCCAGGCAGGGATTTCCTTGGTAGTAGGATTGTACTTCACTGCATCAGCGGTGAACTCAACCTTGTCACCCTCCTTGATTTCGGAAGTGACAGTAACGGTAGTGGAAGTGGTGGGCTTCCCGGTAGTTGCGGGAGTAGAGTCTTCCTTCAGCTTTGCTGCTACCTCTGCACGGAAGGTGTCCATAGACTTGCCGTGCTTGGGGAACCAGTGCATAACGTCACCGTGGTTGGAAGCCACGCCCTGCTTGTAGCCCTCGCTGTGGCAGATGATGTTCTTCTCGGTGAGTCCATACTCCTTGCAAAGGTAAACGCAGAGGTCAATGGCTTCCTGGTATACCTTCTTGAAGTAGGTCGCATCAGCAAGACCGTCCTCGCAGATTTCAAAGCCGATATGGGTGTTGTTGGCAGAACCACCGGCGTGCCAACCGCGATGATCCCAAGGCAGAGTTTGATACGTTGCCACAGAACCGTCGGCCAGCTTACCGATGAAGCCGTGAACACAGACCTCACGACCACCGGGGTGGTAGGTGTTCCAGTGATTGTTGTACTGGTTCTTGCCGAGTTTACCATCGTCGGGACCGACATAACGCTTCAGCCAGGGGTTATTCGCACCCGTGGAATGAACCATAATACCCTTAACGGTAATCTTGCGACCTGCCTTATAGCAGGCGTTTTCCGTAAATATCAGTTTCTGTAAATTCATCTTATTTTTCCTCCTTCTTCACAAGCTGCTTCACAGCCTGGTTAGTACCCGTTGCAGAGAGTCCGCTTGCAGAACCCAATACGATAGCAACGAGCAGGTTCTCCGTACCCATCACACCGGGAACGAAGTAGAATGCGATTACACCGCAAACCGCGCCGAGAACGCAAGCAATAAGAGGAATGAACCTCTTGAACTTCACGTCACCGCCCATTGCGGTTTTAACGATGTCGATGATGGTGTAAACGATAGCCGCCAATGCGGGAATAGTTGCGATTTCAAAAGTAGTCATTGCACGATACCTCCTTATTTGTGTGCCTGTTTGTTGATGTGGTTTTCGATCTGTTCAATGGCTTCTGTTACGGGACCATTGCACCCTTGCTCCTTCAAACCCATAAGGCAAGCGAGGACACCGTGAACAAGCACGGTTTGCTCTTCCTTAATGGCCTTGATGTCGCGGTCTTGCTTTTCCTGCTTTAAGAACCATCGGTAAATACCGAACACCGCACCAAGGACAACGCCAAGTGCGGTAATGGTCGCAGCCAAAGCCGTGATGTTGATTTCCATAGCCGTTTCCTCCTTTT